CATGATCCGTGAAAGCGGCCTGCTGGTGACCCTGGTGGCTGAGCGCAACCGCCTGAAGCAACGCGACTGCATCCAGCAGCTGGAACTGCTGGTCGAGGACGACGTGCGTCTGGTACCCGGTACCGCCCTGATCACCCAGCTCGAGCCAGGCCAGTACCTGGTGACGGCGAAAACCATCAAATTCGGCGATATCGAGGTAACCCTTTGAGCGACGTTGATTTCAAACAGGCGCTGGCCGACGCCGGCATTCCCACCACCGAGGCCGCGTTGCGTCAGGCGTGGGAAGCCGAAGTAACCGCCCAAGGCAGCAAGTTGGCCAACACCAGCAGCTATTCGCCGTTCTGGCGTGTGGTCACCGCCTTGGTCACCAAACCGGTGTTGTGGCTGCTGGCCTTCGTCAGCGACACCGTGCTGCCGAATTTTTTCGTGAAGACAGCGACCGGCACCTGGCTGGAAATGCTGGCTTGGGCGGTCAACGTCACCCGCAAAAGCGCGGTGAAGTCAAAGGGCACCATCCTGTTTACGCGGGCGGCGTCGGGCGGCGCGCTGCAGGTGCCGATCGGCACCCTGGTGCAATCCAGCTCGATCAACGGCCACGTCTACCAGCTGGTGACCACAGCGGTGGGCAACTTCACCGATGGACTGCTGCAGCTGCAGATCCCCGTGGAGGCACTCGAGGAGGGCAGTGGTTTCAACCTGGCCCCGGGTTACTACGGTGTCTTGCCGGTTCCGGTACCGGGCATTGTCTCGGTCACCAATACTGACGACTGGCTGTCCTCACCAGGTGCGGACCAGGAGCTGGACGACGATCTGCGCCTGCGCGTGCGCAACCAGTTTTCGGCGGTCAACCAGTGGCACACCGACGCGGTCTATCGCGCTCTGATCGCCGCGTTTCCCGGCGTGCAGCCTGATGGCGTGTACTTCGAGCACGGCGCGCCGCGTGGTCCTGGGAGCGCGAATGCCTTTGTCCTGTTCGAGGCCGGCGTACCCGCCGCCGAGTACCTGGTGCAGATCAACTCCAAGATCCGCGACGAAGGCAACCACGGCCACGGCGATGACCTGCTGGTGATGGTCATGCCCGAAACCCAGGCCAATATTGCCGTGGACATTTGGCCGCGATCGACGTTGACCGAGGTGCAACGTGCCGCGCTCAAGACTGATGTCGAATTGTTCATCAGAGCGGCATTCCGTGAAAGCAGCGCCAAGGACTATCAGCCAACGCTGACCTTCCCGCAGTCGCGTTTTTCGTTCAGCCGACTGGGTGAAGAACTGCACCAGCAGTTTGCCGGCCTTGAGTCTCTGCACTTCACCAATACCGACATTCTGTCCGAGCTGAGCATTCCTCGGATCCAGACGCTGCTGGTGACGCTCCATGATTAAGCTCGAATTACCATTCTGGCTCGACGGCGCGGAGCCGACGAAACTCAAGGCGGCGGCACAGTCCTGGTGGGAAACGGTGGAAGGCTGGATGCGTTGGCCGCTGCTGCAGATGGACGCCGAGACCTGCCACCTGACCGTGCTCGATCTGCTGGCCTGGCAGCGCGATATCACCCGGTTCAAGGGTGAACCCGAGGCGCTTTATCGCCTGCGGGTGAAATACGCCTTCATCAACGCGGTGGACGCCGGCAGCACTGCCGGCATGAAACGCATCCTGCTGCGCCTCGGTGTCGGTTACGTCGAGATCGAGGAACGCATGCCCGATCGGGATTGGGACGTGGTGCTGCTGCGTTTCTCCGACTCCCAGCTCTCGCAGAACCCTGAGCTGCTGCGTGTGCTGATTCAGCAGTACGGCCGTACCTGCCGCCGTTATGACTTCGTGACCATTACGCCGGTGCCATTCCGCATCTCCGTAGTCGACTTCAACGACGACCAGCAAACGCTGGTTGCTAGCCTTTAGGAGCCCTCATGGGAGCCAGCATTACCCTTGCGGGCGAAAGCCTGATCGCGCAGAAACACGCCACCCAGCAGGGACTTGACGTGGCGCGGTTCATCTTTGCCAACGTCCCAGGCCTCGATCCCAGCGGCCCGATCGATCGTGCGGCACCGAAGCCCGCCGCTGCGCAGATCGTCCATGTTTACGATATCCCGGACAACAACGCCGGCTATGTGAATCCCAACCAGGTCGTTTACAGCTCGCAGATCGGCTCGGATGTCGGCGATTGGGATTTCAATTGGATCGGTCTTGAGACCGCAGAAGGCGTGCTGTTTGCGGTGGCCTACGTGCCGCTGCAGATCAAGCGCCGCAACATCCCGCCGCTGCAAGTCGGCAACAACCTCACACGCAACTTTCTGGTGGCCTTCGACGGTGCCCAGGCGCTGACTGGCATCAGCATTGATGCCAGTACCTGGCAGCATGACTTCACGGTGCGCCTGGCCGGCATCGATGAGCGCGAGCGCCGCAGCAATCGGGATATCTTTGGGCGAGCGTGTTTCTTCGGCAGCTCGCTGCAGGTGGAAAAAGTCGGCAGCGTGTACCAGGTCAAACCGGGTACCGCCTATGTGGAGGGGTTGCGCCTGGAGCGCTCGGCGGTGTTGCCAATCGTGCCGCCGGCATTCCCGACCACGGCATGGCTGGACGTCGCTCTGCAGCGCGAATTGAGCGACGTGGTCGCCAGTTGGCAAGTGGTGTTCGGCGCCGATAAACCCGATTACACCGACAGTGCCGGCGTGCGCCATTACTGCGTGGCCATCGCGGACATGACCAACGCCAATACCCTGATCGACCGTCGATCTGTCGAGGCGATCGCCGGGCCACTGGTGACTCACTTTGCCGCTCGTAACGGCGACTACGCACAACTGCGTGCCCGCGCTACCACCAAGGATGACGTAGGCCTGGGCAATCTGCCCAACGCTAAATCCGATGACCCGGCCAGCAGCGATAGCGAAATTCTTGCCACCACCAAAGCCGTCAAATCCTCCCAGAAACAGGTAACGGACAGCTTGGTCGCTGAGGTGTCCGCATTTGCCAGCGCTAACCCTCCGGCGGGCTGGCTCCGTTGCAATGGAGCGGCGGTGTCCAGGACGACTTATGCCGCTCTGTTCGCCGCGATCGGGACGCGATTTGGCGCAGGTAACGGCGGCACGACGTTCAATGTCCCTGACCTTCGCGGCGAGTTCGTTCGCGGCCTCGATGAGGGGCGCGGGATCGATTCGGGTCGGGCACTGGGCACAGTCCAGGTCGACAGCCTGCGCAGCCACGACCACGGATTGAGGACCCAGGTCGGGGTGTTCGGTTATGGCGAACTGGTACTGAAAGACTTTTCGGTGCCGGGTCACCCCTGGTACGAGCAGCCTTCCGGTGTAGCCAATGATGAGGCCAGCGCCGGGTATCGGGTGGCCACTTTCGCCACCGGTGGTGCTGAGACCCGCCCCCGCAACGTATCACTACTTTTCTGCATCAGATTTTGAGGTTTTCCATGCAATCGAAAACGGTTTATCAGACCGACCAGGCTGGCTTTTTAACAGGCTTGGCCCAAGCGGATGCGTGTCAGTTGGAAGAGGGTGCATGGATCATCCCCGGTGGCTGCGTGGAGGCCAAGCCTCCCAAATGTCCTGTCGATAAAGTGCCCAAGTGGGTCGACGGCAAATGGTGGTTGATCGATAACTATGTTGGACGCACCGCCTACCGCACCGATAACGGCAAGCCGAGCACCATCACCGGTTACGGGCCAGTGCCTGAAGGGATGACTCTCCAGCAACCAGAAAATGGTCAGGTGTGGATCGATGGCGAATGGGTCAACGATTTAGGCCGCCTGGCTGCAGTGACGCTCGTTGAAATCAACAGAGCTTGTGAACTGGCGATCGTCTCTGGTTTTAGCTCCAGCGCCACGGGTGTGCGCTACGTTTACGCCAGTCAGTTTGAAGATCAACTGAATCTGACCGGCGCCATTTTGCGTGGCATTGATATGCCTTATGCCTGCATCGATGAGCACGGAGAGAAGTTGTTTCTGCGCCATACCGCTGCACAGCTACGCCAGGTCGGTGACGACTTCACCGACTTCAAAATGCAGTTGCTGCAGTACGCCAATGATCTGAAACGCAACATCGATCAAGCCATGGCCGCCGGCGACGTACATGCATTGAAAACGATTAGCTGGGCAGCGCCGGTATGAATTGGGCACCGGTGACCATGCGTTGGCCTGAGCAGGCGACGGCGTGGATGGATCAGATGAGCGATGCCAAGGAGATGGCCGGTGCAAACCTGCTCAGCACGGCCCAACGCTTGAGCAGCCTTGATGGGTTGGCCACCACCGATCCGAGCCCGATCGGCGGCATCGTCAAGGACGTCGTCGCGAACGGGCGCGCCGCGCTCGATGCGCAATTCAGCGAAGCCCCGAAATGTATCGTCGTCACGCCGTTTCAAAGTGGCGTTGGCCAGGGCACTGGCTACCAGCGTTTCCTATCGGCCCCCGGCGTGCTGCAGCGTTTTGCCGAAAAGCTCGACGACGGTACCGACGCGGCTCGGCCGGCTGGGGAGCAATACGCTTTGGTGCTGTTGTTCCTGGGCACCAATTTCGATCTGTTGGCCAGCGTGTTGTCGAAGTTCAACGCCTTGCTGCCGATCGCGGATCTGCAGCGCGCCGAACGCCGAGCGCGCAATCTGGTTCAGCTTGAGGCGGAAAAGTGGCAAATCCCAACGAGCGGCATGCAGCCGACGTGGTCCGATCTGCCGCTGCAGAGCTGTACCGTCATCAAGACGGCCACTCAATCATTTAATGGCCAACTGGCCATGATGGAAGGCTATGCGGCTGACAGTTCGCCGCTGGGCGACTTGGCCGATCTCGCCCAGCGTAAGGCCCAGCAGTCAGTCGACCAGGATGAAAAACTGTCGGCGCTCAAGGCACTGCTTTCCGGCGGCACTGATGAGCCGACCATGCAGGCCCGGTTGATTGGCCCAGGTGACACCAGTGAGCTGCGAAAGCAGCTGCTCGAGGGCGAAGACGCACCAGGTCATGAATGGGTGCAGTCGGCCGGGTTGATGCTGGTCGGCTCGCTCCAGGGCTTGAGTTTCGTACGCGAACTGGTGGGCCTATGACGCTATTGCTTGATGGTGAGCAGATCATCGGCCACCGCATGAAGGTCACCGCCAATCTGAAGATTGAGAGTGACGATATGTCGGGGCAGACCAGCAGCACCGACAAGTCGCACAAGGGCTTCAAACCGAAGACGCTGACCGTGGCGATGATGATTCGCTACAAGGACAGCGCTCAGTTGCGCACGCTGATGCGCCTGGCCGAGGGCACCGCCGGCGGTGGTCAGCTGCGAACCTATCGGATCGTCAACGACACGGCCGAGGCCTTCGGCATTCGCCAGGTGCAGTTTTCCGACGGTGTCAGCGCCCGGGAAGACGACACCCTGTCGCAATGGATCATCCAGTTCACCTTGTCCGAGAAGCTCTCGAACCCTGAGAAAGTCGAAAGCCGCCGGGCCTCCAGCGGCGTCAATGCGCAGTCTGCCCCGGGCGATGGTGTGGCCGGTGCCGGCGCGGGAGTGTCTGGAAACGGGCCAGAATTGACCGGCTTCGAAGCCGTGTTGAAGAAGGTCGACAATTATCTGGGCGGTGCCTCATGAGTTTGAAACTGCACAAGGTGCTGACGATCAGCGGTGTGGTGCACCAGCTGGTGAAGGACGACGTTCGCCTGGACGTGAAAAGCCCGGGGCGGGCGATGTTCACGATTCAGTCCAGCGCGCCCGTCAAAGGGCTGGTGACGCTCGATATCGGGTACAACGAAGGCTCCTTGCAGCGCCATTTCATCGGGTTCGTGGAGCGCAGCACCGTGGCCAACAGCGTGCAGCAGGTCGTGCTTTGTCGGGAGCTGGCTGCTGTGCTGGCCAACCCGCTGCCGTTGAACCTGCGCCATGTGGATCTACGCGCCGTCCTGGGCGAGATCAGCGACAAAACGGGCCTGCGCTTTCGCGTTCCGGATCAGGCCTACACCAAGGTCAAGGCGCCGTTTTTCTACAGCCTGGCCGCTGGATAC